CAGGGAAGGTTCAGCCAGAGTGTATGGATCCTTTCTTGGTATGAGGAGCGCGCATAAATCCCGCGTTGACAAAACCTATATCTCCGATGTAATGCAAAAGAGAGGGTATACCATCAAGACAGGGGCTCCTGTTATGAGTGGGTGGTTACCATGGCATCTTGCTATCAAGGAGATGGTTCAGCCAACGTGTAACATTGATGAAGTGATCCTTCAGCAATGTGTGAAGGATTTCACCCATGACATACTTGAGGGTCTTGACGATCTTTCTGGACTTGTAGTCTTAGATAACGACACGGCTGTCAATGGAGCTCCTGGTGTGACGTACATCGATAAGATGAATCGGAACACCTCGATGGGTAACCCTTGGAAAAAGAGCAAGGCCTATTTCTTGAAGCCCATGCTTGACACATCAGTTTGGCCAGATGGTGTGACCATTGATGATTCTGTACTCGATCGAGTAGATGACATCATTTCCCGATATACACATGGAGTTAGGGTTAAACCAAACTTTTGTGCGCATCTGAAGGATGAACCAGTGGTTTTTCGAAAGATTGAACAAGGCAAGACGAGAGTTTTCTCAGGAGGTCCTGTTGATTGGTCGATTGTTGTTCGGAAGTATTTGCTTTCGTTTGTGAAGCTGGTGCAAGACAACCGCTACGTATTCGAAGCTGGACCAGGTACGATTTGTCAATCATTGGAGTGGGAAGAGATGTATGAGTATTTGACTCAATTCGGTCCTGACAACATGGTTGCAGGCGACTATGGCAAATTTGACAAACGCATGACAGCTTCAATGGTGTTGGCAGCGTATGACGTCATAGTCAATATTCATCGTGCTGCTGGTTGGTCCGAGGAACATCTGCGTGTGCTCAGAGGTATTGCTGTAGATACAGCATTCCCCTTGACAGATTTCAATGGAGAGCTCATTGAGTTTTATGGAACCAATCCATCTGGACATCCTCTCACTGTCATTGTCAACAGCTTAGCCAATTCGCTATACTTGCGGTATTGTTGGCGACGCTTGTCTCCTGAGGAGAAAGCATCCCAGTTCAAGCAGTACGTGGCTGTTATGACCTATGGTGATGACAATGTTATGGGTATTTCTCCACTCGTGCAATGGTATAATCATTCCACGATTCAGCAAACACTTGCGGAAATTGGTGTTGAATACACCATGGCTGACAAGGAGAGCGAGTCCACACCGCGGATCCATATCAATGATATAGCCTTCTTGAAGCGAAAATGGAGATGGGACAGTGATGTGGGTGCATACCTTTGTCCACTGGACCACGACTCTATTGAGAAGATGCTCACTATGTGTGTGCGCTCAAAGACAGTGTGTCCACAAGCTCAAGCAGTTGACATTATTGAGTCGGCTCTCAATGAGTATTTCTATTACGGGAAAACTGTGTTCGAACAAAAGAGAACTTTGTTGCAAGAGGTTGCTATTGAGACAGGGATTATGCCGTTTGTCAAAGAGAGCACATTCCCGACATGGGAACAATTGAATTTGCGATTCTGGGACGCGTCTGAGAATGTGAAGTTGGGTGTATACACAACTGAGCTATCTCCAAATAGACCAGAGATTTTGCGGCGTATGTCATCACGTCGCGGGGTGAATCCCAAGCCAAAAGAGACTTTTTCTGGTAGTTACTGCTCAACCTTACTGAGTGAAGAGGAAGAGAGAGTGGATCAGGAAGATTCTGCGCCAGAGCGTTCCTCAGAGTCCGTATTTACGGAAGCATACGGCACAGGTGCAATACCACTCAAGGATTTTGGTGGCTTCGGCGAGCCACCAAATGGTAATGAACCGCCTACCGAAACTACACAGAAACAGTCGGGAGACTTATATCCAAAACAGAGTGGTTGGCAAGTGCAGTCTGAAGACTTTGCTGAGCTACTCGAGCTGTCCAACGAAGAGTTGGGCAGTTTGATGCGCCGGACGTGGATTCCTGGTCAGTACGTGAAGTATAAACGCTTCTTGTTGTCTGAGCATCGGCGATCGATTCGTCTTTTGGCAAGCATCACACCAGAAGAGCAAGTACGTCTGATACGTCAACTTGAGGCGATGTTGAGACACACGGATGAACCCGAGGTGCAATCTGCTGATAGACCTGACACCATAGAAAAGGTCACAATGCAAGCAGCAGAAAACATCACATTTGCTGATGGAGCAACGACGACACCAGAGATTTTGCCCTCGCTACAGGGGTCAACGTATGACGGCGATACCGATGCGACAGCTCATCTTGAGAGCTTTCTTTCGCGACCGGTTATGATCAATCAGTTCACATGGCCAGAGAGTAGTGCTACGATCTTCCACACCAACTTTGCACCCTGGGCTCTCTATTTCGGGGAAACCCAGATTGCGAAGAAACTGGACAATTATGCGCGTATTCAGTGTACGCTGAAGCTGAAGTTTGTTGTTAACGCTTCTCCATTTTACTATGGAGCTTTGCGTGTGGCTTACTCGCCCTTGGCTTCGCCTATCTACACGACACAAGCGAATGATCAGATCGTGTACTCGCAGAGACCAGGGGTGTGGCTTGAGCCGCAGCATATGACAACTGTGGAAATGTCATTGCCTTTCCTCACGCCCAACAATTGGATTGACACCAACTTGTTGGCAAACTTCACGAGTATGGGGCGTATTGACTATGTGCAATTTGCCGCACTTAGGTCTGCCAATGGTGTCGCCGGAGCTGGAATTACAGTCACCTGTTATGCGTGGGCAGAGGATGTCCAAATCGCTGGTCCCACAACTGCTCTCTCAGTCCAGTCAGATGAGTATGTGGAGGACACAACTGTGTCGGACACAGCTACAGCAGTGGCGAACGTTGCGGGAAAACTGACAAGTGTTCCTGTAGTTGGTGAGTTCGCACGAGCAACAGAGCTTGGTGCTCGTGCGGTTGCTGGTGTAGCTAAACTCTTTGGTTACTCCAACCCACCTAACGTGTCTGATGTTGGTCCCGTGCAGCCCAAGGCTTTCCATGCCATGGCAAATGTTGACACCTGTGTCCCTCACGATAAGTTGAGTTTGGATGCGAAGAATGAGGTGACGATATCCAATGAGGTAGCTGGAACTGATGCTGAGGATCCTTTGGCGTTGACCAATTTGGTCGGTCGTGAGAGTTTCCTCTTGGGCTCCTTATGGCAGGGCGCCCATGCACCACAAACTCTCCTTCTCTCGTGGATAGTTACACCTTGTCCCAGTATTACTACGGTTGTGGGAGCAAATACGTATAGATGGTTCACACCACTTTCGTATTTTTCGTCGCTTTTCAGGCAGTGGCGTGGTTCGATTCACTATCGGATCAAGTTCATTAAGACGAAGTACCACAGAGGACGATTGATCATCAGTTGGGACCCCAACGCATTGATCACTCTTACAAGTGACACTGAGACAACGTGTTTCACACGTATCGTGGATTTGGAACATGAGGACGAAGTGGACTTCATTGTTCCATATAAAGCGATTTCACCATGGCTATTCACGAGCATGTACTCCAACGCTCTCTCGAATGGTGCCGTACCAGGTTTCACCTTGTCGAAGACGTTAGCTAATGGTGTAGTTACTGTGAGAGTACTCAATGTTCTCACGGGACCCGCTGCCGCACCCGAAGTGGACATGCTTCTGTATGTGAAGGCTGGTGATGATTTCATGCTAGCTGTGCCGGAACAGTTGCCAATCCAAACCAGCTACTCGGTGCAATCTGCTGATGTAATGGACGTCGCGTCACGTGAGTCAACGCAGATTGATGAGTATGTGTGTGGTGTGACCACTGGTGAAAGTGTTGCGTCAATACGACCACTTCTACACCGTATGGTGTATTGGTCCACACAGGAGATGGGGAGACAATTGATCTCTGGAACGCCC